AGGTGCTGCCGGTGTGGGCGGGGCGGTGAGTGATGAGGTCGGGGAGGTCGGGGGAGATCGGGGCGTGGGACGCGCGGGGGCAGGTCGGGGGTTCCGCTGCTGGCACTCTCGGATCAGCGAAAAAAAAATGCAGAAAACAGTGCATTTTTCTTTAGAAAATTTTGCAAAGTAAATATTTTTGCGTATATTTGTATAGAGAAAAACACAAAACCAATACAACTATGAAAAAGGATATTATTCGCATCGGCCGTTATCGCCTTCGCTCGATCTCAGCGCACTGCTTTACGTGGTTTCAAAAAACCTATGGCAACCCGTATTTTGCCATGATTGTAACGGTCAATCAGGGTTACCCGTCCGAACAGACATTTATCGTACCAATGCAGCACGGCTGCCCGCACTATCAATACGTAACGGCGGCAGTAATACAACGCTTCGGGATCAATGATCCGGACAACATTCTGAGGCAATGCCCGACATTTTACGGCGTTCGCGTATATCTGTACGAAACACCGACCAGCTACCGCCAGATTGTCAAAATCAAATAACTATAACGCCATGACACACAATAATTTCCCGTCCGATCGCTATATTTACGACATGACGGCGTACATAGATCTGACATCCTGCCGCCGAGGGCGGTGGAATCAGGCAGTTGCATTCTACGCAAATTTCCTCTGGGAGAGTTACGTTAGAATGTGCTGGAAAGCCAAAAACACGGGGCAACCGATTCCCAAATTAACCCCCGTAACCCTCCTACAAGGCAAAAGATCGTGGGCAGAATACAGTCAAGACGGCTACGCGCTGACAGAAGGCGCGGACATAGCCAAGCAGGTTTTTACGCCTAAGAAGTTTGCCAAGTGGGAAAGCGGCCGCAAAGTGACTGATGAACCATTGGTAGATATTCAAACGCGCGCGCTCGTTGATGCTTGCAAATTGGTTATGTCCGCCAAACGTTACGCAGATATGTGCGCAAACCTTCAAAACCGACAACCCGATGAAAAATAATCTTGATAATATCAACAGGATCGAACGGGCGGCGATCCGAAATAGCCGAAACGGCGAGCCTTTCGTGCTCCGGGGGCGAAAGTACCGCCTTGTGCCCGATCCGGAGGGGGTCAGCCAGACCCAAATTTGCGCCGTTATTTGTGCCTTCGGAGCGCACAATGAATCCGCATGGGGAGCCTGCTCAGCCTGCCCCTGCATGAATAACAAACATATCGAAGAGATTAAAGATTAGAGCCATGAAAACACGCCGATATGGTTTCAAATTGAAACTTTGGGAATCAGGCCGCTACACGCTTATACACCGCGACGGCTCCACTGTTGAAGGGGAAGTAACGGTTACAAGGGGCATAAATTATCCGATCGCAATAGGTGACAATACCTACACACTGGACGGCCGAATTAGGGCCGGATATGATTCAGCAAAAGACTTGTTATTAATTCACAAATAGCCATGAAAAAATGCACTTTTATGCGGTATCTGGTTACTGCGATTGTGACCGCCGCGATATGTTGGCTTATGTTCCGGTATTCGTTCCGAGTGGAGCGGGTTTATGACGCCGGCGACGTGGTTCTGGTGGAGGTTTCGATACTCGGCCAGTGCGAAATCCACGAGGTAACGAAATAGCCCCCTTCGGGGGAGGGGTCCGCCACTGGCCGAAACCCCAGCCGCCCGCGACGGCATAAAGTGGCAAATTGTATTGGCGAAGCATTCGCATCGCGTGGAGAAGGCGCGGCAGACCGCCGGGCAACCGTCCGCGGGGATCACCTCCCCGGCCTTCGCAAGTTAAACCGCAAAACAGCACTATTATGGAAAATTTTGATCTGATGAAGTACTTAACCGGGGATTATATCCTACAAACCCGGCACGGCTGGAAAGTAGTCGATCTACAACTACGGCCAAGAGCAGAGAAATACAAACTTTTAGGCAAAGTACAGGGGCCAAGCGGCGAAGTATTCCCGGCTTCGTGGACCGTTGACGGGAAGAACATAGTAGACCAAGACGAAGGGAGATTTGATTTAATGATGATTCCCGTAAAATGAAAATCGCGCACTATACCCTATTTTCGGCCGAAGGAACGCAGATCGCGGAGTCTTTGGACCTGCAATACATCAAAGACGTTGCGAAGCGTCAGAAGCCCGGAAATTATTACGTCTACGAATGGTGGGCAGATCCCGGCGATCCGTTTTGGGAACATTGCCCGGACACCCACTACGAATTTATCATCAAACGGAGGTTGATCTCAACTACGATTCAGATTATCAACAAGGATAGCTTATTTAAAAATTCAAAATTATGATTTACAATTTGTCAACTGCGGCGTACAACGCCATTGCCGAAGCATTCAAAGACCATTTAGACGGGGATTTCTTTTCCGGGTCGGAAGTGGTCAACATCGACACCCCGAACGGGCGCGAGGACGTAACGGTCATTATCTCCGCCGATCTGTATTGGAAATCCGTACAGATTCCGGAGGGAAGTTATCCGGTCCTGAATGCGGTCCAATTCCGGAATATCGAAATATACCCGGATCACGAAAGCGCAACAATTCATGTAGAACCCCGGAAAATGGCGATAGCCTTCCTTAAAACCAACCAATAACATGGCAATCCGCAAAACAGTTTTCAAGACCCGCGCCGAGTGGCTGGCATACCGAAATCAACACTTTGTGATTGGAGGATCAAACATAGGCATAATCCTCGGCCTGAGCAATCACAAAACCCCGCTGCAATTGTGGTTGGAATGGAAAAACCGGGACGCGCAGCCGATCAAGGAATCCATGTATCGCGGGCGGTTCATGGAGGACGGAATAGCGCACTGGTTCCAACAGCAGACAGGCCTCAAGGTGGTGGGCCGATCCAAAGAGATCGCCGTATTCCACAACGACGAGTACCCCGATTACATTCAGGTGGCCCCGGACCGCGAGATTTTCAAGGAGGGGACGAACCTTGCCGGGCGTCCGTTCTTGGAGATCAAAGACACCGCGATGCATGTGGACTTCGACGTACCGGAGACCATTCCGTCCGAATGGTTTTTGCAGTGCCAGTTTGAGGCGGAAATAGGCGGACGCCCCGGAACCTATCTGGCCGTAAATGATGGCTCCAAAACGCTCAAATCGCGCTTGATCCTGCCGAAGCGGGAGTACGTCCGCAAGTGCATCGAAATGGCGTGCGCATGGTACGAACGGCATATTATCGGGGGCGAACAGCCGGAGCCTATAAATGGCGATGACGTGCAGCTGTTGCACCCCGAATCCACGGCCGGGATCATCAAGGTGGGGCATGAAGTCTCGCAAATGCACGAGCAGGCGATGATCTACAAGCGCAACGCGAATGAAGCGGCCAAGAAATACGAAGAGATCAAGGCGAAAATGTCGGCGCTGTTCGACGAACGCGATACCCTTGCCTACGAAGGCCGGGCGCTGGCCACCTACCGCACCATCCATCAGCGGCGTTTCGATCTGGCCAAATTCAGCGAGGACTACCCCGATCTGGCCAAAGAATACACCACCATTTTGGTGTATCGGAAATTCGACATAAAAAAGTGATGGAAACAAAGGAAGAGCTGGTAGCGCGGCGAACCCGGCAGATCACCGAGTTGATAACCGACTATTCGAGGGTCAAAGGGTATGACACGAGAATCGAGAATTTGTCCCCCTACCAAATGCGTGTTTGCAGGTGCATACGGTCGATGGGAAGGCGCATAAATGTGGACGAGAGAACCACGGAAGAGGGTTTTATACTTACAGGCAGCGCAATCGGTATTTTCGACGTGTACCCCACCAACATGCGGTGGCACAACCTCTCAGACAACACCCGCGGCGGCTTTACCTCCGGCGGATGGAAAGACGGAATCAAAAAACTACTTGACAAAAATTTCAGCTATGGACGCAAAACAGATGACCGAACAGGCGAAGGCCGTAACCATTCAGGCCCCGCAAAAGAGCGTAACGCAAAGTAATTTCCAACAAATCAAATCATGGCTCACGAAAGGAAGCACCCGCGACCAATTCATGGACGTTCTGGGGGAGAAATTCGCCCCGCGGTTCATGCAAACAATCCTACTGTTGATGCGCGATCCGGCCGCCGCGGCCCTCAACAAATGCGACCCGCGCACGGTGGTGAGATCGGCGATGGTATCGGCCTGCACGGGGTTGTCCATCGACCCGAACCTGAGCCAGTCGGCCCTGATCCCCTACGGCGACCGGTGTACGTTTCAGGTGATGAACCGCGGCCTTCAACAGCTGGCCTTCCGCACCGGCACGATGGCGACATTCAACACGGCAAAAGTGTACGAGGGGGATATATTATCCCACAATCCCTTTACGGGGGAATACAAGTACAACGATGCGCCGCACGAGCGGGAAATCCTGCAAGGATATATCGCCTACATTCGCCAGCTCACGGGCTTCGAGAAGTATTGTTACATGACTATCGAGGAATTGATGGCATGGGGCCAGAGGTATTCGAAATCCTTCAATAAACCCACCGGAATGTGGCGAACCAACCCGGAAGTAATGTATCATAAAACCGTATCGAAACGGGTGCTGCGCGAGGGTGCGATCATTGATCCCTATTCTACCACGGCCATGAACCAGCTGGCCACCGCCATTAAGTTCGACAACGGCACGCCTATGTCCGACCACGTGGAGTATGATACCCCGGTAGAATACCCCGACGGACAGACCGAAGATGAGGCGATGATCGCCCGTGTGGAAAATGCCGAACAATCCAAATAGGGGGGGGGGATGATAACGGACACAACAAATCTTCATACCCTGCGATGGCTGGCCGACGCGAGCGGCATTCCGCTGAGTTCTCTCTACCATTACGCCAAAACCGGCGCGCTGAAAATAGTGAAGATCGACAATGTCGCTTTGGTGGCCGAATCGAATCTTCCCGACTGGATAAAAGTTGAAATAAACAAGAAACACAATGAAAAAGTTGAAGATTCCCGAAAGTAGCTGGCTGTTGTATTTGTACCTGCCTATTTTGATCGTCCAAATGCTGTTGATGGCGATGGTAGAACCAACAATACCGGAGAATGGTAAAGCAAAATAGTACGCGCCGATCCATATTGGACAGCCCGCAGGTGAACTGCACCGCGTGCGTTCACTGGCCCGGACAGCATGTTTTTCACTGCCTCAAGGCGCAAACGCTGACGATCTGCATGGACAAATGGTGCATTTACTTCGAGCCGAAAGAAGGGATCGAGATGCCGATCGTAACCGAAAATAAACCTGATGTCAAACCAGCGGAGCCGGCGAAGGACGAAGTTCGAAACTTCGCGGCCCGCAAAAAACCGAAAAGAAAATGAGAGGGGGGGGGCGATTCACAATCCCGATATGGCAGGCTACACCGACCGAAAACTGCTGGAGGAACTCAAGGCCCGCGGCTTCGTGTGGTCGGACATGAAGCGCATTCAACCCGTTAAATACGATTCGATATGACCCAGATAGAGTACAAAATAATAGTGGGTAGCAAATACGCCCCGATGTCAGAAGAAGCAATGAACGCTTTTGGAGTTTGTGGCTGGGATTTGGTTCGGGTGCTGGTCATAGGTGAGAGAATGGAGTATATTTTCAAACGTCCCAAAATACAACGTCATCATTAAACAACAAATTAAAAAACAAAAAGTTATGAAATCTATTATCAATGTTCTGATTGTAGTGGGAGTGGCGATCGTCTTTTCCTTGGTTCTGATGATGGGGCTTCCCGCTTATAGCGTCTGGCAGCAGGAGATGGCCGGAAAGGCCGAATTTGCCAAGGCGGAGCAGAACCGCCGCATCAAGATCGAAGAGGCAAAGGCGAATCTTGAGGCGGAGAAACTGAACGCGCAGGCCGAAATCGAACGGGCGAAAGGAGCGGCCGAAGCTATCCGCATCGAAAACGGCTCCATAACTCCGACATACATTCAGTATTTGTGGGTACGACAGCAGGGAAATATCCCGGAAAAAGTGATTTACATCCCTACCGAAGCCAACCTTCCGATTCTGGAAGCCAAAAAATAGACTGTAAAGTTGGGAATTTCCGAAAAGGTTCGTATATTTGCATAGCGACTTGCCCTCGCATGTATGATATAATGGCCGCAAGGTCATTCCAAGCGAACCGACAGGAAGGGCAAGTTCTTGTTGGTTCGCTTTATTTTTCAACCTATTATGAAGCTAAAGGACATACAAAATGGATGGATGAAAATTCCTACCGAATGGTACCGGGAGACCAGCGTTAAGTCATGTCGGGAACACGCCATGATCCAATGGTTGGTTATGAACGCGAACATTACGGAATCGGAGTGGAACGGGATCACGGTTAAACGCGGGCAAGTGGTGACGAGTCTGTCTAAGTTGAGCGAAGGGGTACAACAAAGTCTCCAACAAACACGCAACACACTTGACAACATAGTCAACAACAAAGAAGTAACAAAGACGGCAACAAAGACGTATACCATAATAACTATCTGTAATTTCGATAATTACGTCGGTTTAAATTTTTACGATAACAAAGAGGAGAACAAAGAAGCAACACAGCGAGCAACACAGCGAGCAACAAAGAAGCAACACAGCGAGCAACAACAGATAAGAGATATTATAGAGAAGAAAGACATAGAGAGTACTTCTCGTACTGACGTACTCGAAGATGCCGAGATAATAGATATTTCAGAAGATGCTGGTAAAAACTCAAAGCGCGTGCGCGCGAGAGAGAAGCCGGAAACCCCGAAGGAGGTGACGTGGCGAGACAGCTTCGAGGTCTACCTGCAAGATTGCCGGGACGCATGGAAGAGATGGGTTGGCAACAGGGAGTGGATGGCAGAACGACAACGGTTCAATCCCGGCGTGAATATCAAACTGACGCTTGAAAAGGCATGCAAGGAGTTTTGGGCCACGGAGGCCGGATGGTTGCACAAGAAAAAGAGCCGATGCAAGACGATAGACTGGAAACGGATATTCGAATACGCGATTTCACAAAAAACAAACCGAGTGTATGAAAGATCAAAAGACAATTCCCGCGGTAAGGATGGACTTACCGATGACGAACGAGACCAACTCGACCGAGCTTTGCAAAACGCTGTTAACGCCAGCCGAGTGCATGAAATTGTTCCGTAAGTGCCTAACCCCGCTTGCTTGCGCCAGCTCTGGAGGACATTCGTTATCGGCCCTGCGAAAAGCGTATGGTGAAAATTCGGTCATTCTAATGCTCGCGGCATGGATTTCAAATCTTCAAAAGTTTCTCAACGTATCGGCAAAAATGGACGGCGCTCAGATACACGAGACCTGCCAGATGATATTGGATGACTTCTGGGCACTGAACAGCGCCGATGTGAATCTTGTAATGTCCCGTGCAAAGCGAGGATTCTACGGGCAGCTGTTCGGGCGCATAGACGGTCAGATCATATACCAGTGGTTCGCAGAATACTTCGAAGAGAGATGCGAAGCATGTGCAAATAGGGAGGTACACGTGGCGGGTCTTCATGGTTCTGTAATAAACCGGCTCAGCGACGAAACTAAGGCAAAAATACTTGAGCTTTGGGAAAGCCAAAGGAGAGACAAAAGCAAAGATGCCCCTGTTTGCGATTCTTAGGCGGGTAGAATCGAATGAAACCACCAAAGTGGTACATGGTATCACCTGAATATTTTTAAACGAAATTTAGAGGATAAAAATGAAAAACCAAGTAACGAGCATCGGGCAGTCGAAGCGGCTGATCGAGCTGGGAGTGCCCGCAGATAGGGCGAGCATGGTGTACCGAAAAACCAATATTGTAGGCATCGTCCGTCTGGAGGTAAAAAAGGGCAAAGGTGGTGTCGTAGCCCCCGCCTTCACGGTCGCCGACCTGCTGGAGCTTCTCCCGTCGGTGATTTTTATAGGAATTAGATTTAATCCTACCTTGGAAAAGACCGGGGAGGATGGATGGGATTTTGAGTTCGGCCAAATTTTACAGGACAAGGAATATGGTTTCGCCCACAATAAAAGCCTTATCGACCTTCTCGTCGGCCGTATTGAGTGGGTGGTGTCTAACGGATATGGTTTGAACCTATGAAACTACCTATCGAAGTTCACAACAAATTGATCCCGTTCAAGGGATTCAGCTGGGTAACATGGCTGGTGTTCGCGTTCACCCGTAAGCCGATGGCGTGGAGCATGGACGAGACAACACGCCGACACGAAGGAATCCACTGCGCCCAGCAGATCGAACTGGCTGGGCTGTTCGCGGCAATCCTCCTGCCCGTCGCCATAAGCTACTCGTTCGCGTGGTGGGGCTGGGTCCTGACGGTGTTAGGCATTCTCTTCGCCGGCTGGATTTGCTACGGCATTTCGTGGCTGATCGAAGTGATTATCCCGCCTTATCCGGGCGCTTACTACTACACCTGCTTCGAGACCGAGGCATACAACAACGAGGATGATCCGGACTACCTGAAGCGGCGCATCCCGTTCTGGGGCTGGATTTCCTGCATACCGAATCGGAAAGTAAAACACAAAATATAACCCACCATGAAAATACTTTATCTCTGGGTCGAGGGAAAAGGATGGACTCCTTTCCAATACAACAAACTTTCTGAATTAACGAAGGAATTTGTCTCTCGAAATATTGAGCTGGGCGACGGGTGCAAGCTGGGCGACGGGTGCGAGCTGGGCGACGGGTGCAAGCTGGGCTACGGGTGCGAGCTGGGCTACGGGTGCGAGCTGGGCGACGGGTGCAAGCTGGGCGACGGGTGCGAGCTGGGCGATGGTAAAATAGTACCCAAATCATTATTTATCAACGCTTCTCGCCATACGGTATCATATTGGGGTGAGGATGTTATTCAAATAGGATGCAAACGCTACAGCATTTCTGAGTGGCAGAAGCATTTCCAAAAAATCGGCGAGGCCGAAGGCTATAGTCCCGAACAGATGGAGGAATACAAAGGGTATATAGACCTGATCGCCACCATGCACAAGACGTGGGCGTTACACTAAATACAATATTGAGCCATGAAAAGCGAAAAAGTAAAAGAATTTATCGACGGGTGCATCAATAATCTCACGGCAGAGTTGGCGGACCACGCGAAATGGCAGATTTGGACTGCAATGACCCACACGGCCGACCTTGCCGAGCAGGAGGCCGAGGAACGAATGCGCCAAAAGGCGGTGAAGGCATATTGTCACGACTGTTGTTGCACGGTAGTAGGTGAATGCGGAATAGGATCGGAAAATTGTATAGCATTACGGGATTTCATCCAAAAACTGAACGAGGCATGAAAACGATTGAGGAAAGGGCGATAGAGTGGGTGGATTCACAGGGAGCTGGGAGCGTGCACCCGTACAACAGGCAGGCGATGGTGGACGCTTATATTGCCGCTTATGAGGAACTGACCCGGTGGAACGATCCGAAAGAAAGCGTTCCGGATCATGAATGGGCTGTGCTCGTAAGGATCACTACAAGGATTTACGACATTGGCTCTTACAGCAACAAAATGGGACGCTGGCTTATTGGAACCAATTCCTTTGGTCGGGACGAAGTTCTCGGCTGGCGGGAGATTCACGAATAAGACAAGACTATGACGAAAGCATCATTTAACACGATAAGCGGGTTGCTGGCCGCGATAATTGGAGGCATCTTACTGCAAGCAGATTGCGGGGATGATAATTGGTGGTCGCGTGTGCTCTATATTGGTCTGATTGTGGGCGGAATTTGGTTATTCAACGAGGGGTACGATAGTTTACCAAAAAGATAAAATAATGACACCGAAGGAACTTTACGAATGGGCGGTAGGGATGGGCGCCGAAAATTGCGACATCATGGTAAACGGAATGGCAATCGACTATTACCCTCCTACAATAGACCATACAATACAAACCATTGAGATAAAACAACCAATGATAAGATGAAAACCAAACTACTGCGCCGACTTCGGAGGGAGGGGCGTTGTCAGATAAATATCTATTCAGTTCGTAAGGATATGGATGGGACGGTTGTTGGCGTGCGCTATGGGTGTAGTTCGGATGAATATGCGAATCTATGGCATTTTGCAATGTCCCCCGATGATCTTAAAGAAGAGGCTGCGAGGATATACATGAATCGCCGCGTTGCGGAGATAAAACGGAAGAGAAAATGAATACTAAAATTATAGCGTGGGTGTTGCTTTCAATCCTCGGAATCGCCACTGTTTGGCTTGGGTATCGCGCCGTGGAGATGCACGAACGGGTCAGAAAATCAATCGAAGAACTCAAAAAAGAAATAGAATCCCATGAAAACAGGAATCGAACTGATTGCGGAGGAGCGCGCTAAAATATTTGCCTCACGCGGCAAGTTGGAGGGGGCATGCAACATGGTTGCGCGCGCAGAAATGCTGGTTGAATTTTCCGGACGCCCTTCCAAAAATGTAGAGGCGGTCAACCTCCTTGCCGAGGCCGGTGCTCTTATCGCCGCCGAGATAGACAGACTGAACGGATTAAAACCGCAGAGCCATGCAGAAGATAATGTTTAACGACCGCTACGGCTTGACGCAGGCGGTCATCGAAGGCCGAAATACCATGACGAGGCGGCTGGTTCCGTGGAGCCTCACAGAGCAATGGATAGAGTTTGTTTCTGATGCTCCGAGCGTGGGCGGTGTATATGTCCATGAAAGCGAAAAAGATTTTTATGAGAGGGAAACGCCCCGATACAAGGTCGGCGAGATCGTGGCCGTGGCGCAAAACTATTTTTCAACTTATGATGAGAGTAAGTGGGAAAACGGAATTTGGTATAATGAGTTTGCAGACGGGAGCGATATAACAAATCACGCAGGGTGGCTTAACAAAATGTTAGTCAAAGCCGAGTATATGCCCCACCAAATCCGCATCACGGGAATCCACTGCGAGCGGTTGCAGGATATTTCGGATGCCGAGTGTTTGAAAGAGGGTGTGCGTGTGGAATTTGCGAGGAATGGAAGTCCGATGTATTATTATTTCGACACTAAGCGATGGCGGGAGGTATGGTTTGATACTCCCCGCGAAGCCTTCGCCGCACTAATCGACAAGGTTTCCGGCCGGGGTACGTGGAAATCGAATCCGTGGGTCGTGGTTTACGAATTTGAGTTGGTGAAATAGTATGAAGAATTTCGATTTAGCAGCCGCCATGCATGGTGCGCCGGTGTGTACGAGAGGTGGAAAAACCGCAAGAGTTATATGTTATGATCGTAGGGGATCAGTGGGAGAAAGAGTCATGGCCCTACTGAATGAAGGTAGCTATGAATCCGTGGAGTTTTATACCGACAACGGGGAATTAATACCTGATAAAATAACCCAAAAGGACCTTATGATGCGCGATGATGACTACGAATATAAGTTGGCGCGTGGGGAGTACGGACCAACTGTCAAAGAAAACTTGACAGTTTATACCCCAACTTGTAAGGAATCCTTACCAGTTGACCGGGAGTACTGGCGGCGGGTGTACGCCGGGCAGGCAATGATGGGTATATTTGCCGGAAGGAACTGGCGCAAAGATGGGGCGCCGGATTGCATAGAACATGCCCGGAACGCTGTTGAACTCGCTGACGCCCTGATTGCAGAACTGGATAAAACGAACAACAATGAAAAATGATCGAGAAGTGCGCCCTACGTGGGTGCTGTGGTGGCTGCTTGCCATCGTGATTTCAGTGGTGTGCATCGCTTTTACCGGGGTAAAGCGGGCATACGGACAGGATGTCCGGGCGATAAAGGACTCGAAAGGGCGCGTGACTCACACCGTCCGCACCCGTAACGACGGCTCCCGCGAGATTCGGGATGCCTCCGGACGGCTCGAAGGGATCGTCCGCACCGACAACGCCGGTCGGGACCGGGTGTATAGTACGCACGGGACCGTGGAGTACACGGCGGACGCCGACACGACCCGCCGGGAACAATTCCAAACATTTTGATTATATTTGCATATGGCCGACGAAGTTATTATCGCGGAGATGCGCTTGGACATGATCCCCGACGAGGCGATCAAAGAGTTTCGATGCCGGGGCGGCATCGGCAGCTCCATAAACGTCAAAATTCAAAAGATGAAGCGCCCGGACCAATGGGGTAACGAGTATTTCATCGCCATCGACTGGGGCCGGGGAGTCAGCCGGGAGGCGGCGTATATCGGCAAGGGACGCCGGGCGCCGTGGCTCAAAGACCAGCCGGGAGCCGCACAGGGCGCCCCGCCGCAGCAGAAAAACCCGTGGGCGCGTCATGACGATACGTGTCCGCCCGAAACAGACGAGGAACCGTTCTAACCGTATAAAAAACACAGACTATGGAATTTGAGATTCTGGACCGACTGCTGGCGACTATCGCCGTGACCACGCAGAACGTCCGCGGCCGTCACTGGACGTTGTACGGCCCGCACTACAAGAGCTGGCACCCTTTTTTCGACGAAGTGTATAAAAAGCTCAACGAAGCGGCCGACAATGTCGCCGAGTTGATCGTTCAGCTGGGCGGAGTTCCGGTGCACAGCATGTCGGGATTCATCGAAACCTCCGTGGTGGCCGACATGGTAACGCTGGGCGACTGGCGGCGTTATGTACGCGAGACCCGCGACGAGCTGGCCGAGATCATCGAGATCATCAACAAGAACGACAAGGAGGGGGTTTGGGATGGCGCCGCATCGAACGACCTGACCCAGATTGCCAGCACCCTGCGGCATTACTACATGTTTGCCGCCCAAACCTTGAAGGAGTAGATGGACGCATACCTGCAAATACTGCGTCAGACGACCGGGTTGGAGTGGATTTCGGAGTATCGGTTCCACCCGCCCCGCCGCTGGCGGTTCGACTACGCATGTCTGGAGTTGAAGATAGCAGTAGAATTAAATGGGGGTAACTTCGTAGGGGGGCGCCACTCGAACCCTGTAGCGTTGGGGAAGGAGTACGAAAAGATGTCGCAGGCCGCGGCCGACGGATGGGCTGTTCTGATATGCACCCCCATGTCAAGGGGACTTGAGGTCATGCGATTCGGCGGCGACGCATTCACGAGAATACTGGCAGAAGCCATAACAAATCGAAAACAACTATACCATGGGAAATGAATTGGAATTTGCAGTGGCCATCTTGGCCATCATGTTGACGCTGGAGACATTTGCGCTGCTCTGCGTATTGGTAGGAAGAATACGCCTGCCCGTGGACCTCGATAAAGAGGTTCAGAAAGCCGTGGAGAAGGCATTAATGGAGGTCGTAAAAGATTCGACCGCCGAGAATTTTCCAGCCAAAAAGCTATGAATGCTCTTAAAATTGCCGTGTCTCTTCTGATCGGGCTGGCAGTAGGTGTAGTGGGGGGTCGATGGTTATGGCCGGCGGACCCTATCATCGACCGGCAGGTGGTGACAGTGTACTACGAAAAGCCTCAATCCGGGCCGAGCACCTACCACTCGGTAACGGTGCGGGTCCCCAATCTGGTGTTTGCTCCGGTAGACACGGTGACAGTGACGGAAACCAAGATCGTAAAGGTGGGTCCGGATAGCACTGAATTACATGTAGCTGTAGAGACGCGACCGTACTCAGGCCCGGATTGGTCGGCGCAGGTGAGCGGCCCGGCCATCGGAGACCTCCACCCGCAGTTGGATTGGATGAAGGTAAATCAACAGACGCAGGTCGTGCAAGGCCCGATTCGAAAAACCCGGTGGGGGATAGGAGTGCAGGCAGGGTACGGCGCGGTACTCAAGCAGGATGTGAGGCTGTACCCCTATATTGGAGTAGGCGTATCTTACAATATAATCAGGTGGTAATGAAACAGCAGGAGGAAGAATACAACTATGGCTGGAAAGTCATAGAAGTGGAGTTTCACCGTAGAGCCGACGAGCTGTTTGATTTTCAGTTCAGGCAAGATTGGAATTTGGAACCGACGTGGCGGATGAATACAAATATACCTCCACCAATAAGAACTATAAAAAAAAGAAACGATGAAAAAGTGGACTTTGATTGCCCTGATCGGGGCCGCGATAGTGCTGATCGCATTGTCGCTTATCAGTAAGACGATGGGTTACGTTATCGTAGCCGCAATGGCCGCAGTATTTGTGGCGTATGGTCTCTTGTGGGCCTATACCAAGTACTGGCCAAGATCGTCGAAATAACAAAGAGAAAGAGGGTCAAATGACCCTCTTTCTTTTAGGACGAAACTCCTACTTTTCCATAGGAGCTGAGGACGTATGATCCATCTACGTATATTCCTTCGATCATATACACCTCACCTGCGGGAATGGGCAGGATCAGCCCAGATGATCCGTTGGGCTGTTTTATGGTTGCTTGTATACTGGATGTATGAGCATTTGAAATGCGCATTTTAACCATAGTCCCAACCGCAATTCCAGTCGAATCGGTCAGATTAATGGTGAGGGCGGTGGCCGAGGCTCGCCGGCATACCAAATAATCCCACGGGTACACCGTAATAGCCGCTACATCGGTAGTGACGGTAGTGGCGTTGAATACTCCGGGAAATGATCCAGTGGGAAGTTTTTCGGGAGTCACGGAGCCGGGCGCCAAAATGGAGCTGGTCACGGAGCCGGGCGCCATCTTGGGGGTAGTGATGGCGGAATCGGCTACTGCCTGCGTCTGCACGATGTTTGCAGGCAGGTTGTTGTCGATGTAGTCCCAGCGCCACAAGGTGCTGATGGATTTTACGTAGGCGATCCATGCCGTGGTTTCCATCGCTCCCGTAACCGCGCCGTCCACGATCTCCCACAGACCAGTTTCGGCTTCGTAGTCGGTCGATGTTCCCGTTTGCTTGGCCGTAGTGACCATGAGGGAATAGACGATGTTCTGGTAGTACGATTGCCCCGTGGACGAGGTTCGGGGTTCTGCCGTGTCGTTCTGGGCTTTGGCATACAGATAGCTGCCCTTCGGGATAGAAAGGGTATCACCGTTCGGAGTCGGGAAAAACTTGCCGTACATCAGCACGCCGCCGCCCTTGTTGATTCGCAGGGAGGTGTTTTGAGGGCCTATCACTCCCTTCAAAATGCAGTAGGGGATCGGGCACGGCCACGCGCCCATCATGCCGAACACCGTATCAGCCATCGCGGCAAGGTCCGAGACGAACACCCGGTTGCCGTTCGAAGTGGCTATGAATTTCTTGATTGTTGCCATGTTGGTTAACCGTTAAATTCGGTGATTTTTTTCTTGTCGTCTACGCGGTAGAGATCGACATGCACCCAAGAGGTGTCTTTCTCCAGCCGGATAGGATAGGGAAGTTTGGATGCGTTTTTTTTGAGGATTTCCCGCACGTTGTGAGAGGGGATGGTAGTGGAGAAGTCGAACCCCTGCGCGAGCATATGAGCCGAGACATACAGCAAGCCGGAGCGGGTTTTCGACGCCACCAGATCGCAGATGTTGCATCGCAGGCCCCGCTGGCTGTACTGACCGCCGCCCACCCAGTTGTTGATGGTCATGGGAAGGCCGAGGATGTTGCGGATGGCCACGAGCGTTTCGAGAAATTCATTGGAGAAATACCGCCATGCCTTCTCGCCGTCGCGCTGGTAGACATGAGGACATACCAGCTCTGTTATCTTGAAGTTTTTCTGAACTTCGGCAAGCAATTCTGATCTTTTCATATCGTTACTTTTTGATTAAGTCCTCCATGTCTTTGGCCACGTCCTCGTCCCAGCGCTTCGCCTTGTTGATGGTGAACTGCCGCAGCCACAAGAACAGTTTCGAACCAGAGAGATAGGCCGCGTTTTCGCAAAAGGACCACAGCTCCGTAAAACATACCATCGCGCAGAGAATATTGGGAAGCCGGTCGGCGCCGAAGTCCCCGCCCAGCACGTCATTCCCGATGACATACAATCCGGCGACCGCCATTGTGCAGAAGCCAAATTTGTAGATCGTGCGCCACGCCGCGTCGGAGTAGAAGCACCATCGCTTCCCGGCGGCGGTCACCCGTTTGTAGGATGCCAGACAGCCGATGACGAAGTCCGTCATGATGAAACATACCATCACAAGGACCAGCGGCCCGATGGGAGCGAAGTAGCCGACGAATCCCAACCACCAGTTGTTACCGATGGTTTTCACGTAAGGCAGAATCGTGTCTTTGAGGATAGAGGCGAGAGACATGGGAGTTTAATTTACAACTATTGAATATTGGATTCCATAGGCCACAAGAGCGTTCAGGTCTGCGATAAAGTCCGGATAGACGTCCGCGTTTTTAAGCCCGGCGGGGATGGTCACGACCGGGGCATTCGCCGTGCTACCGTATTGGTAGAACTCCACGCCCTTCGACATGTCGGCCGAATAGGGGAACATCAGGGTGCCCAGCGACATATCGGAGCTGTACGGGAACATGAAGGTGTCGAAAACCGGCGCCGTGGTGACAGTTATCTCCCCGAAGTCCCCGTAGTAGGCATTCAGGTAGGCTTGGATGGAAATACAGCTGCCGTCGTTGGCCGCCAGTGCATAGTATTTCTTGCACCACGCCTCGTATGATTCGATCTTCGGGAAGAGCGGCGCCAGACAGCAAAACAGGAACTTGTAGAACACGTTCAGCGTCGGACTGGAGTCGTGGTTGAGCGCATACTGCGGACGCAGGATGTTGAACAAAAGCCACGGTATGGATAGATGTCGAAGCATTACCGGATAGGATTAAATACTACGATGTCAGTCAGGTTTTGCAGTGCCGCGCTGAAATTGAAGTAGCCGGATGCCGGCGTCAGAATGCCGTTGGTAGGCTCGGCGCCGTCGCAGGTGATGCCCACGAAGTAGGCGTCGCGCACGCCCGGAACGCCGGCGAGGGCGGTTTCGATGTCGTTCACGAACACCGGGGAGTCGCCGAGCAGGGTTCCTTGCGTGGTGATAAGGATTTCCTTCACGCTGTTCTTGATCTGGGACAGCGAGTAGGTGTCCAGATAGCGGATGAAGAGCTGGGTGGTGGTTATGATGCTGGGCGTCGGCGACGAGATCATCATGCTGATGCCGAATGCAGATTTGGCCGTCATATAGTTTGAGAACTCCGCCAGCTGCTCAGCCGTGAGGGCTACGTTGTTGCCGTTCGCATCCTGCGTGCATACATGCATGTTGATGACGTTTTTCTGCGCATCCACACGAATGGCCACCTGCTTGATGATCTGCTTGGCCGGATCGACCGTTTCGTAGCCGTAGGCGTACTTGGACGGATCGACAACCACCAAGTTGTCGCCGGTTTGGAACGCCAGCGCCGTGTCGATGTAGTACTGCTTCCCCATGACTCGCAACGTTCGGGCGGCCGTCTCGATCACAACCTCCGAATTGGACTGATTCAGGAGAACAGTATTGATGGTCTCGGCGAATACCGCGGCCAGCCGGCGCCAGATGGCTGAATTGCTGGTGCTCGTGAGCGACGAGATGGTTTTGCCGATGTTGGCTACTATTTGTTCATAAGTGGTCATAAAGATTTCATTAAATTAAGGTACGTACGTGAAATCCAGAATCGGCATGATGGAGCCGCGCATGGTGTTGAACTCGATCGCCGGCGCCGTCATGACGTAGTTTTCGATTGCTACGGACAGCGTGAGGGTGCATCCATCCTCGGCGAGCGCCGATAGATGTATGCCATGCTCGGTCTCCAGCTTTTGTTGCATGTCAATCCACAGATCACTTCCTGAGGACAGGTAATACTGCCAACCCAGCTCAGTGATTTGGAGGGTTATTTCAGCCGCATCCGCAACGTCCTCGGAGCCTAAGACTTCAAAGTCCCCCAGCGACGGGATATGGACATTGTAGGTGGGCTGGAAATAGGAGTTGATAATGCCCGGCGTAAGATCGTTATTCGGCGCGAATACGGGGTAGATCGACGGCAGGTTGTCGCCGTAGCCGGCATTGTAGTAGGTTTCGTAGATGGCCCCTTCCGTCGGCGCCGCAACGTTATCTGCCAGCGCCAGCGAACCGCCGATTATAGCATCGTCCTCGGAATAGAACACCACGTACAGTCCGGCCACGCTGGTGATGGCGGTCGGAAGCGGCAGGTCTATGACGAGCCGATTCGACGTGTCTTTTTCCACGACGTTGTAACCGAGAATTTCGCCGTTAAGGTACACTACACCAACCATCGTAGTGGGATCGGCCACTATCTGCGCCATCATCGGCCAACAGCGAAGCTTCACGTTGTTTTCCGTTTTCGGAGGTCCTCCCCACGACTCAGGAATGGACTGGTAGTCGGAGAAGTTCGGAGAGTCGCTGAAGCAATGTTCATGCGATATTGGCGCACTGAATCCGAGTTCCGGCGTCCGCTCCCATAAATGCACCTTCTGCCCGTTTACGACCGTATAAGGCGACTCGTTGGTCGCCGCAGGCATACCATAGAAGGCGTATTGGAAGTGTACCAAATGTTTGAGCGGGTCGAATATCGAGGGCGGCGGGTTGAGGGACTCGCATCTGGAAAACAAATAGACGACATTGTTATCTTGCGTGTATTCGCCTCCGGAAAAGAGATCGGTAACGTCGGACAACAGTCTATTGTTGTAGAATGTGTATGCAACTTGTTTTATTTTGAGGCTGTTGGCAAACATACCCACGGCCGACGTGACTTTCCAGTTTTCGTATAAGATTTGGGATGCTTCTTCCAGCGCAGGACAATCGGCGAAATAGTAGTCCATCTTCGTTTCATTGACTCGGCAATACGAAAGCATGGCATTGCATTTCCACAGCTTCGGGCACCCCCGGAACATCTGCTCAGGAAGGGAGACGAGTCGGAAACACTGAAAAAACATCGAATCGACGTTGTATACGTTCGGCTTGCCTGCAAAGGAGCCGACGACCTCGGTCAGGAATTCGCATCTATAGAAGGCTCTATACCAATTCCCGCTGGGGCATGCCGCGTCGGCATTGGTAATGTCCACTTTAATAAGGGACTTCTTAAATGCTTCTTGATCGAAAGATTGAGTACCCAAAAAGAATGCCCCAGTGCGTCCAAGAAACGTTACCACAATCTCCCCGGTGGTTCCGGCGGCGTAGTTGTGACCAAACGGCGCGTTGTTTTTGATATACTCCACAGGCGTGCCGTCGCCCCAGTTCACATAGCCTTCGTTGTTGTTATTCGCATTCAGGGAAAGGTATTTGCCCGCGATCTTTGACCCGTCAAAGGTGTAGATGATGGAGCCGACATCGCCCAGCATAAATTCCAGCTGTTCCATCTGCATGCTCAGGTTGTCGAAAGGCAGGGATGCACTGTTGAACGGCCGCGCGTCGGCCACCGATACGGCTTCGCTGTTGTATACCACGTCCGGCACCTCGATGATGCGACCTGCCTCCAGCTGCGGGGTATAGGTGTCGAAGCCGTTGGCGTTCATTATGTCGTTGATGGCACGCAGTGATCCGGTCGTGTTGTAGCACACGTCCATCAGCGTATCACCGGATTTTACTTTGTAAGTTGCCATACTCTAATCAGCTTGCATTACGATGGATGTTGCGAAGTATACGTCGTCGCTCCCGGCTTGGATATTCCAAAACGGCGAGTAGGTGAGATGATACCCGGTTTTGGTGGCCTGAACGTTGATGGTCACCTGCTTGAGCGACGCATTATCGCCGTTCCAGATGTATATATCATGATGGCCTGCCGCGGAATCATCCGGAATTTCCCCCACAGAGGTGGGTGACAACCAATCCGACTGCGTGCCGTCGGGCAACGTGTAGTTGATCTTGATGTCAACATCCGACAAATACCCGAAATTGCCACCGCCTACTTGCACGGCTATGCGCACCTCGATGTTGCGTTGTGTTTTATCCGGCGGCGGGGGCGTGGGAATGATAAGATAGGGATCGGGTTCGGCGACGGGGTATTGGGCGTCTACCGAGACGCTGTATTCGCCGAAGTTCTCGCCCTCGGTGATGCGGATGTCGCAGTAGTCGGCGCCGTCCTTTATAACCTGCCGCTTGGCAGTGGCGGCCAGCATGGAGACGTAATCGGGGCGTGCGTTCAGGGCGAAGGTTTCGAATCCCACGCCGAACTGAGGTTGCAGGATGTTGACGGGATTTTTCAGCAACATGAGCGTGGCGTTCTGAATCGACGGATCGACCACAACGGCAAAATCGCCGTTGGAGGTGCCGATGTCGTTGTTTTTCAGATCGAAAATAATGTCGCTCATTACTGTTGCACTTTGTCGTTCGTATAATCCTCCGCCTTGAAAGGCGATACGCTTCCTGCAGGGGGAGCCGTAGTATCTGCTCCGGCCGCCGCAGACCATGTATAGGCGTGTGTATGGCTGTTGAACGCCGACACGAAAATATTCATGGCATTGGTTATGGCGTCCGGGATCACCATGCCGCCGATTGCGCCGCCGTTCATGGTGACTGTATCGCCGGAAAGGGTGAGGGAGCCACCCCCGTCTTTCGACAAATATATGGATTCTTTGTCGATTTTGCAAAAATATCCGCCTACCGACGCTTCGATCTTGTCTACGCGCGTGAAGCTTACCACGAAAGCGTTCTCTGGCTGTTGGTAGGGCACGCCGAGGATCACCGCGGAGTTTACGGCGGGATAAAAAATAACGCTCGCATCCCCGCCGATGACATTGGATAGGCTTATGTCCGGGATTACCAGTCCAGCATCACCAATGCGAACGTTAATTGTTTTGGTCTCTTCATCCACTGAATCGACGTTGCCGTAGAGGATGGACGGCTGGTTCACGCCGTCCAGCAGACGGCGCAGGTCCTTGCCGAAGTCCTCCATACTGCGTATGAATTGTCCTTGATTCATCAGTTCGCCAGATAAAGAAATGTCTTATTTGTAACCGTCAGTATCTGCCGGTAGCCTTTGCCTTTTCCGCACGTCACCTTGCGGCCGATGACGTAATAGCCGCCGCTCAGGGACTTGAAGATGGTGTCATTGAAATTTACGTAGTCGTAGAGCCGCACAAGGGGGTACAGCAACGTGGTGATGGTGCCCTTGTTGCGCTGAGCGCGAAGGCCGGCCAGCACCGACAGCGCCGTGGTGTTCATCTGCTGAGCATTGCGGCCCGGCGTGAAGGGAAGGTCGTACACAAGGCCGTTTTCCGCCCCTTTCTCGATGGTTTTCATGGTTCCGTCCTCCAGATACCGGACGATGACGCGGAAATTCTGGAACATCATGTCCGAGGGCACGATGTCGCGGGCTATCACGTTTACCGACGTGTCCAGCTCCACGGTGGGGGATTCGGATTCCGAGATTCCGAGTCCGCAGTATACCCGCGCCTTGTCGCTCTCGATGCGGACATTGCCGTAGAGTTTATACATGCCGACGATCACCCGCTCCAGTACATCGTATGGCGACACTCCAGTGGCGGGTTTGAGCACAAAATCGCTCTGCATGGATTTGGGGTCCGGCAACAGAGAGGGATAGGCGTATGTCAGCTTGTTGTCCTTGCGGTACTTCGCAAACGCCGCGTTGGCCGTGTCGCACATCTGTTGCAGAAGCGAGGATAGGGGAGTGGTTTTGGGCCACGACTGCGTAACCGTGCCGAATCGAAGCATAAATGCCGCATCCTCGCACTTTATTACCGTCGGGAACCCTCCGATAACATCCCGGATGAATCCGTCAAATTCAAGGCGCTTTTCGAACTTCTGGCCGATGACGGCATTGTCGTGATACCATGCGTACACCTGAATGCGGGCGCCGGTCTTGATATTCCAGTCGTCCGGGTTGATGCGAACGTAGGTGGTCGTGTTTTTTCCCACCCGCTGAACGGCGATGGTGCTTCCGCGCCCCACCTCCTTCGCGGCCTTCGCGGCTATGGTGTAGAAAGGCATCTCGATGGATGCGGTTCCAACGATGTTCTCGCGCGTTTCGTCGGATTCGAAGGATTGGAACTGGCCGATGCTCTTCCCCTCAACGAAAACCTCGTTTCCGCAGATCAGATAGTTTCCCGTTATGTTTCGGACGGCCATGTTATTTCACGGTTGTGGGCACGGACTGCGAATCCTGCGTGTTGGCGGAATTGGTGTAGAGAAGCGGATCGGCGATGTTCACCTCCTGCAATACCAAGTTGATGGAACCGAAGGTGTCGCCCTGCATAGGCGAGAAGCGGTAGGACTTGATGAACGCCCAACCGATTCCTATTTCATTATTCAGCACCGTGTTCTCGATGGCAAAAACCTCGTCGTTCTCGTAAAGTTCATCCAGAAACCGCGTCAGCTTGTATACCGGCGTGGGGTCCCCGCCGCGCGCATTGCGGCGCCGGATGGTGGTGGCCGACATATCCTCTACCTCCTGCGCTTCCCGGCGCTGGATGTTGAACGACACCGACACCACCTTCGGGCCTTTGGCCACCCGCTGAACGATATTGATGCCGTCCACCAGCTGGGATTCGTCGGTTATTTTCTGAGCCGACACCGAGAAGTTGAGCGAAAGCGGCGCATAGTAATCCCCACACACGAATATCGCGTCGGCGATGGGATCATCCGTCAGGCCGGAAAGGGCGTCGCTGATTCGCTGGGCATCATCTTCATGCGTGGACGTGGAATACTCTTGGGTGGAAAGCGGCGCCGGAGACATTTCCGGGGTGTTGTCGCCGGTGCGTATCTTGCCGCCGGGGCTTTCGATCAGCACGCGGACAATACCTGCCTCCGACAGCACGATCTTTCGGGCGTTCAACACCGCATCTGCGGCGTCGAGCACCTGATCCTTCGCCCGCTGGTATATCTGCTCCGGGGAGCTGGCGGCCTGCTGGAGATGGGTAGCGGCTTGAGTGAAGGTATCCTGCGTATTTTGATGGTCTCTGGTATTCATTACATTGCACCGGTTGCGTTGTTGAGTGCGACTTGCAAGCCGCGCATGATGTTGTCGTATAAGGCTCCTTGAAGCTGAGCGCCCAAGTCGGCGCCGTCGTTCACGTTGTCGATGCTGATAGGCATGCTGACGATCTCCCGATTGAAGTTGATAATCAGGGATCGGGCACCTTTGGTGATGTCGGAAAGCCCGTCTGAGGCCGAGAAGTTGGCGCCATTACCATCCAATCCGGCGGCGGGATTGAGTTGATTGAAGAGTTTACCGTAGTCTATGTCCCAATAGGTGCTGCCGTCCACCGTCTGCACGGGTTTGAGAACCATTCCGGGATTCTGTAGGAAATTTTTGGAGTTGGCTCGAAATTCTCGGATGGCAGCCGCTCTTTGGGATGCAGTCGGAGTGAATCCGGCTTTTGGGTAAGGAACGCCCCCTATCATCTCTGCGGAACCAGCGCGCTGAGCCGCCAGTGAAGAGATAATGTAGGAGCTGTCTCGTGTTACCAAATCCCGGAACGCCGAGCGCTGGCGGGCCGCATACAGACTGTCAGAATTTATCACGGGGTACTTGTTGCCCTGAGCATCATAGTAAAACCGATCCCCGAATGAAAATGCCTTTCTGACAGCGCCTCCAGCTGCCGGAACCCACTTTTCGTCTACATTAAACTTGTCGGCATGCCCAAAGGGGACCGATCGGCCAACCCAACCCAAGAAAGACATGATGCCGCCGAATATTTTGGTGAGACCCGAAATAGCGCTTTCTACATCGGCCATCATTGTTCCTATCTTCTCTGGGGAGATAAAATCCGCCAACTTGGGAATGTATTGGTTGGCAACTATGGCCAGCTTGTCGTAGAAAATTCCCAACGACTGGGATATTTTGGGCCAAAACTCCGCATTATCCTGCACTATCTTGATGAATGCGTTCTCCTTATACAGTTGAGCCATACCTCGCGCCTTCATGAACTGATTCGATTCGATCATGCGGTCGAACTCGTTCAGGACGTTCAGCAACTCGGATTTGTCTTTCAGGTAGGAGAAAACATCCCCTGATACGTTCTTTCGCGCCATCGACTGCTGGGCGATCTTGCCGATGATAGGCGCGGCCTGAATAAGCTCCCGAAGGTCTCGCGCAGAGGGCGTAGGCTGACCCAACAACTGCTGGAGGTTGATGTTGACGCGCTCGAAGGGAACGCCGCCCACATGGGCTATTTTGCCTGCCTGCATGGCTATGCGGGTGGCCTCTTCCCGACTTAACGTTCGATTTCCTACGTTCAAGCCGGTAAACATGTTCATGGAGTTGAGCAGGCCCGTGCGGCTAAATCCATATTCTGCCGCTAAGCGACCCGCTTCCTGAAAGGATTTTTCATAGGCCGCCCCCAACCCTTTACGGGCCATTTCGAACTGCATGGTGCTCGACCCGGCCTCGACCAGATTCTGGTTGTTGAGCAGCCGGTTCCCGAAGGCGAGCGCAGAACCGCGCAGCAGGACGTTGAGGCCCTTCGCGGCCACTACGGCGCCGCCCACCAAAGTCAGAGCAGGAGCTACGGCGCCCAAAGGCTTGATGACGCCCGCGGCGATGCGGCCTATCGAACCGAGCACTGCTCCGAAGTTGGACAGGTTGCGCATGGCTCCCGACAGACTCGTCAGGTTGCCCAAGAATGCGCGCTTGAACACGTCCGCCTTGTGGTACAGCCGGTTTACGTTGCTCAGGAACCCTTCGCCCGACAATCCCGGCTTTCGGTCGAAAAGCCTCGCAAGCGCACGGTAGTAAGGCTGTCGGTTAGGTGGGATGTTGGAGTTGCTCCCGCTCCCGGAACCGCGCCCGTCACGGCCTCCACGGCCGCGGCCGGGTCCTCTTTCGAGGTCCCGGATGCGCCGCTCGGCTTTCGAGAGCTGAGAATCGTCTACGTTGATGTTGAGCTTTATTTGATAGGTCTGCCCGTCCATATCATTTCTTGGCTTTGAATGGCGCGTAGATGATGTTGTCGATCACCCACATGGCCATGTCGGAATATTTGTCGATGTCGGCGGCCGACAACCGGGTTTCGAGAGTGGTTATCGGTTCGTGAAACACATACGAAATAAAGGCTTTTTTCAGCAGGAAGGGGTCGTTCCTGCCGTACTCCTTTATTCGTTCGTGGAGGCTGGGTTCTCGGCGGTTCCGAGAAGCCCCATCACCACACCCCAGCGCGATAAAAAACGCTCGATGTCCTTTTGAACCGGATCGGAGCCGTAAAGGTCGATGCAGGCCATAACGTCGTTCACGATGGCCTTGCGCTGTTTGTCGTCTACGATCATCATTTCGCAGAACTTGGTGGCGACAGGCGCCAGCTGCTCCAGATCGCCGGATGCGCCGTGCATCAGCAGCTGAGTGGCAAAATTGGTGTGCGCCGCGGAGGTTCGGGAGAGCATACCTACTTCTACATCTTCCTCAACCTCCTGCTCGATCACCTGAGCCTTAGGGGCTACGCTTCGCTTGAAATACCGCAAGCGGACGGTATAATTCTGAATAATTGTTTGTCCGGACATAATTTTGAGTAAAAATAGCAGGGGCGATTCTCACCGCCCCTGCCGGGTTAAAGCGGTAAAACTGAACGGGTAATACCTATTCCCTGAATTGCGAGGGAAGTGTTGATTTCAGGGCTGTTTCGGTCCACCGAAAAGTCGTCGGACGAAATAGCGCAGGAATCCAGAGAGTAGATGATCGTGCGGGGGACGATCAGGCCTGTCATTTCGAGGGTCCAGCCGATGGAGAAGTTCCCCAAGTCGGTGAGCGATGAAATGAAGCCGGTAGTTATCGACGCATTGATGGCGTCGAGGATGGTCTCGTACTCACCGGTCTGGAGGGACATATTGCCCGTAAATCGTTTGTTGATTACTTTCTTGGCAATAGGTTCCAACCGGCCGATGGCGAAGATTTCCTGAACGTCCTGCGTCCGGGAGATGGAGAGCTGGACACCGGTTACGATGTCGAACATCTGGCCGCGATGGGTGATGTTCATTTTAGCTTCCGCGCTGGAGATGATATAGGGTTCGTACATAGTCGTTGATTTTTACGAAAGTGCTGATACGTACAGAACACCTACCTTCACCCAGTCTACGTTGGGCGACGGCAGAATTTCGATGGACACCAGAATCGTTCGCGTGGACACGAAATTGTTGTCCTGAGCGGCCACCGTCACGCGAATGCCGGAGCACTGGCGCTGACTGATGCGGGGCTGGCAGTAGAGATTGTAGAAGTTGTTCTCGATCTGCGTGGCGTAGGTCCTGCTCAGATCGCCTTTGGCGTCAACAGGGGCCTGCGTGTTCAGAATCTGCGAGAAGAACTCCTGCGCATCGTCGCACACGGCGTTCCCAAGCCGAACGAACTCCAGCCGCGACAACGCCTTCGTCGGGTCGTTGCAGGTGGCGCCGTCGTTGTAGAAGATGCCGGTGGGATAGGGCCGGTGAAAGAGATACTGACCTTTGCCCAGTGCGTCGATGATCGAGGGGTCTACCTCCGTCACGCTTACGACGGTTTCGGGGTCGTTGAAGAACGCCTTCTGCGCCACGGCCGCGCGTTCGTGCGAGCCGATGGATTCAGCGACCGAGATAGCCGACAGAATACCGATGGCTTCTCCCACATCCTTGATGGGGGTGTAGGCCGTGATGTTGCCTTGATCGTCCACCGTAGTGTTGTAGAGCGTGGTGGTAGGCATGTACGCTACCGACGGCGGCGCGTAGGTGGAGAGGTCGGTGATGTTGGAGGCCGAATTTGCCTGCGCCCCATCGACGTTGGACGTATAAACGTTCACGAAGCGGATGCCCTCGGCGAACATTGCATTCTGAATGGTCTCGATGGCCTTTACAACGGTCGGAGTGGTCGTGGGGACCCACCCTGAGGCATCGTCGTTGGCCTGCGAGCACCAGCCGATAATGCGGGGGCGGTTGTCGTAGTTGGCCTCCAGCGTCAAGCGGATTTGGCGCTTGATGTTCGCCGCATTGGTCGTAACGAAATCACCCTTTTCGCCGCTCGTCAAGATCAGCCACAGATAGGTACCGCTTCCGGCTTTGGCGTAGAACTGCGTCACCATTCCCAACAGGTGGGGATCGTTGTTGAGCAGTTTGGCGTCAGGAGCGTCGGATGCGGCCCAAGCGGTGTAGGAATCCAGACTCGTGATAAGTGTGGGTTTCCCGCTCACCGATCCGGACGAGACTTTGATACCGTACACCAGCGCCGCATTGCCCACGGAGGGCTGACGGCGGCTGAGTGTGGTATCTTTCAGCTCGATGTTAATTCCAGTTTGAGCCATGTTAATGGTAATTTATGCTTATTGAGCGGATTCTTCTTCCTTCTGCGGATCGTCGTCGGCAGCGCCTTCCGGTTCCGGGTCGGGCGCCGGTGCAGGCTGGGGATCGGGTTCGGCGGATGCCTGCCCTTTCTTTCGGCCCGGCGCCTTCTTGGCTTCTTCCTTCGGCGCCTTCTTGGCTTCTTCCTTCGGCGCCTTCTTGGCCGCAAGAGCGGCGGCGGCGGCGGCGAGGTCCATAGGCTGGGGCGTTTCCTTCGTCTGAACCGGTTCGGGCACCTTGCTCTCTACTGTAACCATCAGGTCGTTCAGCTCGTCTTCATTGGTGGGGCACGTCGCTTTGGTGATGGTTGCGTAGCGCACGATCCGGCGGAGCTTCATGAAGTCCCGGCATCGGGTCACGGCCGACTGTTCGTCGCGGTAGGTGTTGGCGTCGCTGGTCACGTAAATCGTGCCGTACGCCATAGCCGCGGCCATAAGGTTGATGAAATACTGCTCGGAATAAACGGGTTTCGTGGACATAATTTTGTGATTTTAAAGTTGTTGGTTATCCCCACTGCCGGGGGGGGGCAGTGGGGAATTGATTTCAGGTTTATCCCTGCGTTGCGGGGGCGATCACGCCGATGCCAAGTCCGCCCTTACGTGCGGCGCCGGCACCCAGACGCATATCCATCGACATGCGCCAGCCGTAGTTCGACGGGTCGGTGACCATATGGACGTTGGTCCGTCCGATGGCGATGATGGCCTCCGAGGGGATGAACGCCAGTGCCGATCCGTACGCCGTAGCCGGGATGACAGGCGGCGTGTAGGCGGGAATGGCGCCCGTTTCGTCGGTGATCTTTCCGTCCAGATACAGTTCCGGGTCGATGATCTTGCTGGAGGCGCTGTCATACAGCGTCGTGATCGAACGAGGACGGAATGCGAAGCCTGCGTACTCTCCGAACATCGGGCGCATGCTTCCGGCGTTCTTGGTCAGCAGGTTCGTGAGCGTGGCGTTCGACTGGAGCTGTTCGTGCATGACGGCCGGCATCACCATTTCGGCGGCGAAGGTCTCCATGACGTAGTTCTGGTTGACGAACGCCGTCTGCATGGCGAGGAAGTCGGCCGGGGCGATCTCTTTCAGCGTTCCGGTTGCCTTCGGGTTAGCCGGGAAGGCGTTCGTTGCCGAGTACGTTTTCTCGCCCGTGGTCAGGCGCGTAACGCTGGCGTCCTCCGACAGCTTCTGGATGATGTAGTTGTGGGCCTTCGACGACAGCCAGCGCAGGGCCTCCGAAGTGCCGAGTGCCACATCGTCGTACGCCAGCAGATCGGTGTTGGCCTGCTGCCAAACGATGTTTTCGAGGGCGAAGAGGTGCATGATGATGCCCACGGGATCATCGTCGTAGAGCGACGGAGACACGTTGACCGGGGCACGCTTGCCGAAGTACACCTTCGGCTTGATGGCCGAGTTGATCCAGATGATGCCGGCCACATCCTCGGCGCTGAGACGCGAAATGCGGTCTGCCCACGAATCGTCCGGGAAGAGTTCGCGGAAGATCATCGTGGACCACTCGATTTTGGCCAAGTCGGGCGTCGTTTCGATGAAGTTCATCGAGTCGAGACCCGATGCGAACTGTTCGAGACGGTTCAGGGCCTCGTCAGCCGTACCGGTGGGACGGCCGTCGATGTCGAAGTTCATGCCCCCGACAGCGGCGCGGAAGCCGCGGTCTTTGGCGGCGAAATAGGCGAACTCGCGCAGGAGGTTCATGCGCGAATCCTGAGCGGCTTCGTTAGGGTTCATTTTCCCTACTGCCGCCGAGAATCGCACGGCTTCGGAGAATCGGTCTTTGCCGGCGTTGTCACGAAGATACTCGTGGATGGTTTTTCTTTCCATAGCGGAACTGAATTGAACGTTGGTTTTACTTGATTTTTCAACCGTATCCTCCACATTCAGGATGCGGGCGGCAGGTTTGGATTGCTCGGTTGTCGATGATGCGAAATTCTCACCGCGCTCTTCGCGGCCGTCGTCATCGTCATCATCCTCTTCTTTCTTTTCGGCGTCGCGCACTTCCTCGGCGGCCTTGCGGTCCTCTTCGGCCATGTCGCTGTCCGCTTTTGCGGCTTCGGCTCCCCGAATGCCGATCAGGCGCAGGAACTCGTTAAACGCTCTGAGGGCGCCTTCGCGCGATCCTTCGAATTTCTCGGTTTCGGAAACCGTACCGGCGTCAGCCGCTTCCGCAGGCTGGGCCGCGGCCGCGAACTGCTCCTGAGCCTGCTCCTGCGGGGCTTCCGAACCCTTCGCTTCGGCAGTTTTCTCCACCTCGGCGGTCTGGTTCTCTTCTTTCATCTTGTTGAGATATTTGGTTAATGATTCGGTATAGCCGGAGGTCAGGGATTCCAGCTCTTCGGCCTCCACAGCGCAGAATCCTACGCGCAGTGCCGGTTCGGCGCCCTCCACCTCGTCCACAGCGTTGGCATTCGAGGGAAGAGATAGGAGGGATATTTCGTACACATCGAAGCGCGTGGCGTACTTGATGCCGTCGCGCAGTGTGTAGTATATTTTGCCGGAGAGAGAGACGGCCCGGAGCGTACCGGCAAGGTACTGATCGCGCCGCTGCCGGGATTGCTCCGTCACTCCGTCAAATCGCAATTCTCCATACCAATCCCCGTCCTCTCCCCGGCGTATGTTCACCACGTTGCCGATAGGCTCACGGGGGTTGTGGTCCCAGAGCAGGATGGGATTTTTCTTGTAGCGGTCCCAGTTGATACCGTCGTTCAGAACGACATAATCCTTGTCGTTGAGCGATTCATCACTGAGCTTCTGCCGTTTGATCTTCAATTCCATAATCAAGTTGTTACGATGGGCAACTCCGTGGTCAGGTCCTGATCCGTTCCGGTGAACCCTTTGATTTTTACCTTTTCGACATCTTCCGTCGGCCGGCTCTCGCGGGCCAGCTCCAGATCGAACACCGTGCTTTCGTACATTACTTCGCACACCATCACTTCGGTGTTGAAGGTATCTTTGGTGGAAATGCGCTGGTAGGTCTTGAAGCCCTGATAGAGAGGCCACAGGTTGTATTTCTGTTGGAGTCCTAGAAAATCACCTGCCGTCTTGGCCTTTTCCACCGCATTGCGGACGCCGTGCCCCAGCGAAATAAGGCTCGCCTGAAACTGCTTGTCAGCGGACCACGAATAATTGGTGAGATCGACAAGCACGCAGAGCTTGATTCTGAGCCGGTCCTTGATGGCTCCGCCTATGAACACGTCGGCGTTGTTGCTGTCCTCTACCCCCACGGCGATGGCCGGGAGGGGGGTATTGACGGTCTGGGTTTCGTCGGATGATATGACGCAGACGGACATTTTATTCGCAATCACGACCTGAGAATTGCGAAGTACCTGAATGATCCTATCTATGATGTCACCGAACATATTTCACGCAAACGTAAGTTATTTTCAGATAAATTCCAAATTCCGGCGAAAAAATTATTTTCGCATGGCCGCATTCACCTCTTTTCGGATCACCTGCATGAACTTGCGGACCGAGCGCCTGCCGATGCCCATATACTGGCGCTGTTTGGGCCGCCGGGGAAGCCATACGCGCTTGGTGGCGCTGGGCGGCTGGCGCAGGGTGGAACCCGTAACAGGCATGCCGGGGCGCCATCCCTCGTTATGCATCTGCGCATAGGAGAGAGGCGATCCGAGCGATACGACCGCGGCGCGGGAAGATATACGGTGTACCTTCGGCTGGATGGATCGGAACAGGCGCCCCGTGTACCGGAGCTTGGGGTAGGTCAATTTGTCCTCGTAGCGCCGTTCCGGCCACCGCTTCCTCACATCGTCGTTGCCGTAGGATTCGTTGCGAAAGTTGGTGCGCGTCTCCTCCAGCATGGACGCCCCCAGCTTTGCCGGCAGCACCTCGATCAGATGTTGCCGTAGCCGGCGGCAGTCGAGTTCGAAGTCGCGCGCGGTTTTCATTCCGTCTCGGTTTTCTCGGTTGCCTTTTCGGTCTGATCCTCCTTCTTCCGGGGGTTGAACACGCGGCCGATCAGGCTCTGTTTCTCCTCCTCCTTCTTTTCGGCTTCGACGTCCGAGGGGTCGATGCCTACGCGCCGGAACGCTTCGGGCTTGAACTTCGACCCCTGCTTGGCCATCATGTTGCCCACGTCCACGAAGGTGCTGATCGGCAGACGGTCGTCGGGGAGTTCGATGATGGGGGCAGATTCGATGGAAGCGTCATCGAACAGCACGGCAAGTTTGTGCTTGGTGTCCTCGCGGTTCATAATCATCAGGGCCATTTCGGCGTCGGCGTTCAGGATGTCCTGATAGATTTCCCAATGTATCTGCGCCAGCTGCTCGGAGTTGGTGTTTTTCTCCGTGGAGCCGAGCAGGGTGCCGCCGGTTACCGCCTGCATGATCTCGGAGCGGTATTCCACGATGTACTCCTTCATCACGCGGAAGGCGTCGGAACCCGTCTGCGTGTTGATGGGGTTTACCTCGATGGAGTAAAGACTCTTGCCGTTGTTCACCATGTCCTGCACGTAGGGGATCAGGGGAATGGTGAGCATGTCGAGGTTCTGAGCCACGGTCTGGGCCTGCGTCTGCGCCTTGGCGTTGTTGGCGTCGTAACCGATGGTTGTGAGGGGGAAAGAGTACCTTTTGCCCAGCACCTGCCAGTCGTTGAACATTTCCACGATGCCGATCATGGCGCGGGATATGGATTGCAGAAGGCCGAGCTTGAAATCCTGATCGCTTTCCGGCTGGAAGAAGAAAAGGTTGTCATAGTCCGAGGCGTTGATGACCTGATAGTATTCGAAGGTCTGGAAACGCAGGGCTTCGTTGAAGATGTCGATGTTGCGCAGGGGGAAGTCCACCACCTTGCGCTTTTCGGGGTTGATGGCCACCATCTTGCATCCGTAGAACTGCGACAGGAGGATGTATCGGATAAACCGTTTGAACCACCACGAGTTGCGGATGTATTTCTCCGTCAGCCGGGAGTTCTCGCGGCCGTTGCGGCCGAACACGAAGTTGCGCTTATAGATGGGTATGAGGCGCTTGTTGATCTGCGAGACCAAGAACGGCGACGACTGCATGCACCACGAGTATAGGGTGTCCAGCAGGGACATGTCCGAGTACTGGATGGCCATATCCACGGCGCGCCGCCACAGCGCCGGCGTCCACTCCCGGCGGTAGTTGTTGAACAGATACCGGGATTCGATATTGCCGGTGCCGATCTGCTGGGGCACCTGAAAAGGCGATACTTTTGGAAACTTAAATTTTGCCATGATTATCCGAGGTATTTGTAACGGGAGGTGATGACTTCCGCGTTGGCGTTCTGGGAATCGGTGCGGTAGGGCGCCGGCTCTTCGAGCGACACCACTCCGCCCTTGAGTTTGATGATGGTTTGGGCGACCTTCTCGTAGGCCGCGGCGAGGGGTTCCGAGTAGTTCAGGCTCGGCGATGCGATGTTGTATGCGGTCAGGACCTGCAAAATCCAGCGTATCGTGTCGTCCTTGCGGCTCTCGTCCTCTTCACCGAGCATGGCCGCCATGTCGAAGATGTTGCCGATGTTGGCGGTAAGCTCCCCCACGGCGGCGCGGTAGGCGTCGGACACGCAGTCCGGGTACATGTTTTTGAACTGCCGGAGCTGTTGGGGCGTGATGTAGATGCCAAGCGCCGATTCGGGGAAGTAGTTCGGCGACATGTCGAGCTGAATGACCGCCGAGGCCCACGCGGCATGGTCCGTGACATCTTCGGTGCATGCGATGCTGATAAAGACGGTTTCGACGTCGGCGAGCCACTCGGCGCCGAGTGTTACCGTCAAGGGCGATCCGGTGGCCATGACGGGTTCCGTCATCTCCCCCGCGGCGGTGCGGCCGAATACAAACGCCTGATCGGCCTGCGCCTCGAACAGATCGGTGAGCGCCGCGGCGAAGCGCAGATACCCGTCGGGGAATGCCGACGCGGGAAATGATGCGCAGACTTGCGTTGCTACGCCGGGGTCATGCGCTCCGGTCGATGGGTCGTATACGCCCTGAATCCAATTTTGGTTTTTGACTGCTACTGGCATCAGCTTGGAATTTGGGTCAGCGTGCCGCGGCGGTAGAAGAGTACCTGCGCGCCGTCGGTGCGCGACTGTTGGACAATATTGTGGTTGAGGAACGTGACGCCCTTCGCGCAGGCGTCGGGTATGTCGTCCTTGCGGTCCGAGGTCTTGGTGTCGGAGAATCGCACGAACTGGTCGATGATATGCTCGTAGACGCCGCATTTCTGCAATTCGTTGCAAAATACGAATTTCCCGGTATTCACCAGCGGCTCCAGCGTCGATTCGATGCACGAGAACTTGTCGCCGTGGTTGAGCGTGTCCCAGCATATCGGCGCCGTCCATCGGTTGTCGATCTGGAAGCGTTGCAGGGTCTTCTCGAAGTCGAGGGGAAGCTGTTTCTTCTCGATGATGATTCGCGGGGTCAGGGGCGCTTTCATGGCCAGCTCGTAGATGTTTTCGAGCATCTGATGGCTCGTGCCCTGCACGGCGCGGCAGTCCCAGAGCCAGATGCGGGTGTCTACGGTCCGCACCAGCGTTACCGTGGCCTTGAAGTCGTTGGTCTCCTTCGACTTGGCCGATGGGTCGGTGTAGATCACGCATTCTACGATCTGGTCGATATGCGGCCGGTAGAGCCACGTGAACTGCCGGAAATACTTTCCGGTGCCGATCTTCGAATACTCGCCGTCGCGGAAGCGGGCGCGGGAGAGGGTGGAGAGTCGGTCCAGCCCCTGAAAGTACTGCTTGGACACAAACTGCACGTTGTCGTCTTTGGAGAAGTGCATGGCGTACATCAGCTCCGTGATGGACTCCGAGAGGGGCGATCCGTCCATGTTCTCCTGCTTGAAGAAGCGTTTGTAGGTCCAGTGCAACTCGGTAGTGGGGTTCAGGGCGTAGAGCATGATGTTGGGCACGGGCAACAGCTGCGCAAGACGCGAGTAGAGGGTTTCGATGGCGGCGAAGTCGATCTCCGACACCTCGTCGGCGAAGATGTGGCCCCAGTCCGTGGAGAGGATTTTGTCGTAGGTGTCGCCGGCGCCGTCCGCCCCGGCGCGTATCGACGCGAACTGGATGTAGGCGCCGTTGAACAGCGTCAGCACGTTGTCCTTGCCGTTGTACTTGGCGAAGGGCTTTCCGCCGACCATGAGTTTCTGGTATGTTTTCTTGCCGTTAAGTCGGGCTATGGCGTCCAGCACGCGGGGCAGCGTCTGACGGATCATACCCATGTTGAGCGAGGTGAAGGTCTCGCGCACCACCAGCGAGTTGGCATTGTAGACGATGGCCTGAACGATCATCCAGAAAAGTATCAGGAAAGTCTTGCCGGAGCGGGACGCGCCGTAAAACAGAATTTCCGTGAACTTTCCGGAGTTGAGCAGGTTATACATTTCTACCTGCTTGGGGTTCAGGGGTATGTCCAGCCGTACTTTCATCAGGTTCTTTCCAGTGAAACGATCACCTCGTCCTTATCGTCGCCGGCGCCGGCCGCCGAGTCTATTTTCTGCTGTTTTTCCTGCATGACGATGGTCTCCTTGGCCAGCGCGATGTAGGTTTTCAGCAGGTCGAGTTTCTTTCCGCACTGATATATCAGCTTGTTGTCGGAGGTTCGCATGGTGACGCGGCGCATGACTTCCATGTCCTCCAGCACCCCGACTTTCAGCAGGAACTCCGTCACGGGATTCTTGTCATCGCCGAAGCGCTTGCGCACGTCCTCGCGGACCTCGGCGCGGACCTCTTCCATCAGGGCGGCGCGCTCTTCG